AGCAAGTTTCACCTTCTTCAATGGTTGAAGTGGTCTTTAGATGAAACCTGGCAATCAAAGCAGGTTTTGGGTTGGTCCACATCCAGTGGATCGATGTTTTCAATTCCAGGAATTAACTTGGTTTAGGAGGAAACTCCGTTGCTTTTGCACAAATCGAGCGTGGGTCACATTTAGTCGTGATTACTTAGTGGACGAAGGAGAAGCCAGAGTGTGTCTTGAATGACAACTGGTGTATCCGGGTTCCTATCTCATTTTCATTTTTCGTTCACTGCTGGGTCTCTAAAAAGTGCTACATTGGATTAGAGTCCTCACATCAAGGTACCTACAAGTTCAACTTGCAAGGAGTGGAAGCCACCAAAGTTTTCTGAGGGTGGTAGCTGCAAAATGTTACCTTCAAGATTCTCCACACAACAGTGGTGCGTCTAGTTTAATGGTGTGAAAATTCTGGTCCATATTAGTGTGGATTGGATTCCCTGGGGGTTGCTTGCATTTTTAAAGTCCACGCTAGTCCCGTGGCAAGTTGCACAACAAAGGTTCGGCCTGTAGAACCTGTGCGACGATTCAGTCGGACTTGCAAACACGTCAGCTCAATTATGAGCACTGGGATTTTGGCAAAACTGGGGAGCATCGGTTTGTCAACACAAGGGTTAGGTAAGTGCGGCCTATACCTTTCACTCCAAGAGAGTGGAAAAAATGCCATCGCAGAGTCTAGCACGCTCATGCGCAAGCGACCTATTTATTTAGGCGCTGGGTGCACCCACTGGGTCCCCGTCTCACCACACGGTGATGACCACATTTCCAACCCTTCTTGGGTTGATGCCTCTACCAATCGACGGGATGTAGAGAAGGCTAGGGCCAATCGACTCAAGCACTCTCTAAACGGGAATCCGCCCAAAGGCTCCCGTAAGAAGAAGACGAAGGAGGAGAAGAAGGAAGTCCGTGTTAAGAGAGTTGTCCAGTTGGCAAAGCAACAGGTCGCATTGAAGTCTGCGAAGAGCAAAGGAATGACTAAGAAGGAGGCACAAGATCTAGGCAGAGTCATTCGTGGCCGCGGTGATTATGAGCTTGGTAAGGGCATAGGATCTAAGGTTGGAGGTTGGATAGGTGGCAAGCTTCATGAGTTTGCCAGCCGTATCTTTGGCGGTTCAGGTGATTACACTGACGCATCCACCAACCAAGAGACTGTGACAGCCAATAGTATGTTCGCTGGGTCCAGGGGGAAGTTAAGTGAGGCAGTTCCAGCCATGCACAATTCCAATGGGGGTGGCATCACTTTGTCTCATTCAGAGTACATTGGTACATTAGGAATGACATCGGCCTTCAAGGTGACCACATTCCCTATTGACCCCACCTCATCAGATACATTCCCTTGGCTTAGCACCATTGCTCGGAGGTTTCAACAGTACAGACCCTTAGGCATAGCATTTTACCTTCGAAGCCTTTCCTCGGACACAGTCATTGCTCCTACTCAAGGAATGGGCTCAATCACGGCGGTTGTGCGATATGATGTTCATTCAGAAGCTGCGACTGACAAGCGCACCATGGCCAATTGTATGGGCGCCGTTTCCGACAAGCCAAGTGTCAATCAAATGGTCTTTGTTGAGTGTGACCCAAAGCAAACTCTCCTTCCCATCATGAAAATTCGTCAACCAGGTTATTCGCCCTCGGAGTTGCAGTTTTATATGATGGGCTGGCTTGACATCGCTACAGAAGGAGCTCCCAATGATTATGAGAAGGCTGTAGATCTTTGGGGTATTAGCGACTGGGTGTTTGGGAAGCCTTTTTTAGATGAGATGGGCAGCGGATCATTCTTTTTCATGGATCTGTACTCCTCCAATGTCACTCAGGTGCTAACTCCTTTAGCCGATACACCAGCGGTGAAGCAACCTCGCTATGACAGTATTGGATTATCATTGGAGAATGATAGACGGACGGTCATCTTTCCGTTGACCATTCCCACCGATTCGATTTGGTCAGTCACTGTGTCGTACGCTGGAGCACTCGAGGGCACAACAGCGTCACCAGTGCTCTCAGCGGGGTTCTCGGGAGGATTCGTCACTGTTAAAGTGTTTGATGACCAAACCACTGCGTTTAAACAAGCTCCAGTCACCGGAATTAATTCAGGCTGTGGGTCTCAATCCGTCATGATTTACTTTTTTAAGTACAACGGCAACGGAACTAAAGCCTCCCCACCTCGACTTCAGATAAGTGCTAATTCCGGAGCCTCTCTATCCCCCTACACGGGCACCATCATCATCCGCCAAGAACACAGCGCTGTTGCGACCGGGTTGACTTCATCATTGGCCCCCAGTTACTCACGACTGGAATTCTTCGTTTATTTATGCGACGTGGTCTCCAACAGAAGAGCTACCACACCACCTCCTCCAGGCTTAGGCACTATAGGAGATTGGGTCCAGCAGTTTAAAAAGACCACCGATTGGCCAGTAACTTCGGTCCTTCCCAAGAGTAGCCAACCATTCGATTTGACTTTTGTTGAGGCTCTATCTGAGATCACAAAGTATGTTGACACTCAGCGGGTTGCGAAGGAGGGCAAGAGCTATAATCTTCAGACTGATGCAGAGCAGAAGGTTCGTGAGTATGAGCTCGATGCTGTCCTCCCAGCAGGCCTTGATTACCCATCAGATGACGATTGGATAGATCGGCGTGGTCCTCGTGTCAAGGGAGCTCCTCTGTCAGACAAGGATGTGGCTCGGAGGGTTCGTGTTCCCTTAAATGGAGCACGCGGCGATGGTTTCACAGGCACAGACGATCTGTCCTGTCCCATACCTGGGTTCGTAGAAGATGTCTGGGATCTCATCTGTGCATATGCAGTCCCGGACGCTCCAAAGGCTCTGCCCGATGCCGTCGTCAAGCGTTTCTGTGATTTTTCGCGCCGTAATCCAAACTACATATCCCAAATAGTTCAAGCCCGAAAGGCACTACATAGGGATTTGAAAGACTTGGAATCTGCCACCCCAGATACAAACGAGTGGAGACGACTTCGGTACGCAGTCACGGGAGTGGTGCGATGGTGTGGTTTTAGCGAAAAGTTTCCTGATCATTCTTTGTACGATAATCTTCCCGTTAGAGTGATGCGCCAACTCATCTATTTCATCCCCGGTAAGGGGGTTGAAATGAACGTTGAGAATACGCGATATTACGGGAAGCTTATGCCTCTACTAATAGCTATGAACAAGGATAACTTACCTGAGGCTCCTGTCTTTGTCATCTGGGAAACCTTAGTGACAGGCAAGATACCGTATAGATCACGGGAATTTCTGAGACGGCAGAGCAATGGGGCCAGAGGTGATGGATGGACTGGAACAGATGATGTGAAGGGAGAAGCCCCTGTTTTCACACAATGCCCACTTAAATTTGAGTGTCAGGTCAGCAATGGCTACCATGTCCACAAGACTAAGTCTTCAAAGCCTGATCAGAAGTACTCTCAAGCACTCCGCCGACTTATTGAGAAGAGTAATAAGGAACAAGCCAAACAGGAAGGAAAACCTGACAAACCTCGAAAGCCAATTGCTTATCAGATGTGCCAATTAGCATATCCCCATTGTGACAACCCAGATCACGGGCATGTCCTCAACGACCCCTCTTTGTTTGAGCTCAGAGACGAGAAGAATGATGAAATCTCAGTCTATGAAGTACAGACACAATCAGTGTCGAGAGACGCTCCTTGTCGTGTGTGCCATCAACCCACTCCTATTAAATATATGGGATTGTCTCAAAAGTGTGGAAACTGCGAGAATTTGGAGGCCGTTCCCTTCGTATCTGGATTCAAGACTGTCGAGTCTCGTACAATGACTCTCACTGCGGGTGCACTTCCTGAAAGGAAGGATGGTCCCCCATCGTTGAATCCTGAGAAGGAACCCCCTAGCTCTTCCCTCCCTAAATCTTCCATGCAGTTGAAGCCAGAGGAGAAGAAGTTGGGAGATCGAGAGCTGAGCCCAAAGCCAAAATTGGGGATGAGCAAGACCATCGAAGTCAAGACCGAGGGGAAGGTTAAAACCCAAATTGAGTCCAAAAGTGCACCTCTCGTGATCCACACAGAGGAGCCATTGGATTCCAAGCACACAGATGATTCTGATTCTGAAGTCAAGGGCAAAAATAGCGTTGCACCAGTTAAAACTGAGACGCCCTTGATTGAGGATGTGACCTTGGAGTCCAAAATGGAAGTCGAATGCAAAGGTGATAAGAGAGAAGACGATGACATGTCTTTCATCACGGACTGCAAAAAGGAGAAGAAGGAGGCTCCCGCCCCAGAGGTGTCCGCCCCGAAATTAGTCAAAGCCATCCAATCAAGAGGATCTGCCCGCCATATGCGTCAAGTCCAAGCGCGTCAGTCTGTCAAGGAATTCATGAATAGCATTCCTTCAAGATCCACTCCAGCAATCAAGGGAGAGAAAGTAGGTAGACTTCGTGGGTTAGACCCTCAAGGATTGACATCCAGACCTGGGTTTCCCTTGCACTTACCTTACAGGTTGAACAAGAAACGGTTGTATCGGAGGGTTTGGAAGTGTTGGCTTTGCCTCAAGACGGAAGTCAGCAAGGATCACCAGTGCTATGATAATACAACCTTCTGTCCCTTAGATGGTTGTGGAAACATGTCTCCTTGTAGAGAACACGAGGGAGATTATTGCTCTAGTGGTGTGTGCTTGGAACGTTCGCCTTGTTCTGAGCACGATCCCATCGCATTTCAAAATTGCTTTGCACCTCGAGTCCCTCAATACGTCCAACCCACCGTTGAAAAGCCCGCCCATTACATCGGCATGCCAGAGAAGTACTTTGACATGGTTACTGGTGAGATCAATCGTCATCGCAATACCAACAAATTGCATGAGTACATCAGGGATGGTAACAGAATAGACAGATGGCCCAGTTTGTTTGAGCTGCCTATGCCACCTGACGCCCCAGAGTTCGAGGATCCTGAGCCCGAGACTTATGCTTGGACTCAACCATTGGATGGGTGGGCAGTCTTGGGGTCAGGCACTCACATAGCTCATGGTTATGAAGATCATCCATTGAGCCTTAGTGTCTATTCAGGCGTTCGTGTCACCACCACTAAGGTTTTAGATGACACTTTCTATCCCGGGTACAAGAGGATTGGAGACACGCTTCTAGTTTCAAAGGTCAACCGATGGCCCTCCAGAGGCTATGTCGACAAACTCCCTTGGCGAGAAGATGCTGTTAATGAGCTTAAACGTCTCATGCAGCCTGCCTGCGCACCTGAGCCTTGTCCATTTGAGGGGTTGACCTCGGAGGTTGTTGTTTATTACACCACTGACGTTAGAGCCACTCAAGGTCTCTACAGTAGAGTGATCACCTGGCTAAGAGATCGCACCCCTTTTTTGCAAAAGGGAGTGGGTTATGAACTGAACAACAATGTGGGGTTGACCAAAGAGGAGACCAACTTCGTGACAGAGAATCGTAGGGACACCTACACCTGGGGGTTACCTTGGTCTCCAACTTGGACTAAGAAAGCCAATTTTGAAAGCGTTCGTAGCAGCGACTTCAGCTATTTGGCAATTTCTTATTATAAATCATTTGCCAAGGTTCCCATTTTCGATGCCTTGTACAGGTATCTGAATGACATAAGTGAGGATCGAGTCCGAGATTTGCATGGGCGCATCTTTGTCCGAAGGGTTGAAGGTAAGAAGGAGGGAGAATGTGAGATCGTGGCTAGCTCCGTTGCTGCGGTCAAATCTGTCGCGCTCAAATACACTGATGCGCCGAGGCTTTTCTTGCTAGAGTCTCGAATATTTTGCAACACGATACATCATTTTGTGCAGCAGAGTATAGTCAGGGGACTGTATGATGTCTCCATAGCAGGGAAGGTCACTGGTGTGGCTTTCGGCGCATGGGGGTCCCGCTAGGTGTTCCTACGTGGTTGACCCCCTACAGGGTTGGTACGGTTGATTGCACAGAAGTCAAAGATGTGGTCAATGAAGCATATGTGTTTAATGACGAGTTTAAGCTCTCTAAAGACTCCAATCCTGCTTGGTTTAAGGACAACGAATTGTCGTTTCCTCCGTTGCCCCAACGGCCAGATGGGTTTTACAAAACACGGTACATGGGTTTAGAACATGATGCCATCATAATGAGAAAGAGTGATGTGAACCTAAGATATGGTATGAGACGGCTCCTGAACAAGAGAAAGCCCGACGTGCCAGGTTTGCATGAAACCCTCTTCGCCAACCAAGCAGGATTTTTGAGATCCAGCAAGGACTTTTTGAATTACATTAAGGAGACTTACGCTCCCAATTTTGCAGACTACACGTCAGCAGAGGACGAGATGTATATTCATCATGCTGATCCGCATGACAAGAGGGCGTTGAGGATTCAAGCTCATGACGAGATGATAGAAGAAGGTGTCTGCTGCCAGTTTAATCACATTTGGCTGCGTGACATAATATGGAAAATTAAGCCTGAGGAATGGGCCAAGTTCGGCAAGAAACCAAGGTGCATTTGCGACCTTGGTGTCAGTGCATCGTTGCGTGGATTTGTTCTCACCAACATCCTGAAAATTGCTCAGAATGACAACCCCATTGACTATGCAGGAGGTCAATTCGCCTTCTGTAAGTCCCCAGACCCGTTTCAGCTCAAGAAACACTTTGATTTGTTACTTGACCCACCTGGTAGGTTTTACTTCCTATACTTCTCTGATGATTCTTGCCTCTCCATTCGTGATGCAAACGGTGACGTCCAGTGGTTCAACTTGGATATAGCTTCTTGCGATGCCTCTCATGGCGAAGCATTGTTTGAGAGTTTGTTAGATCTGATGCCAACAGATCAAACACGCACCGACATGGAGTGTCTAGTGAGACAGTGCATGGCCCCACTGAAGGTGGTATCCTACGCTGACCCAAAGATGCACATCAAACTCAAACCAAAGCGTCCGTTCCTAATGACTGGGAGCACGCTCACAACAGCAATCAACAACTTAGCAAACCTTTTGATTGGCTTCTCCATCGTCTCTACATTTGTGGCTGAGCCCATTGGTGTCGAGAACAAGGGTATGGTGGCAGCTGCTGCGCGTGCTGGTTACATGTTAACTGGTTGCGAGGCACTCCCCACGTTTCATGACGTCCAGTTCCTTAAGCACTCCCCAGTTCAGACCGCCAATCAAGATTGGCAGCCTATGTTGAACTTGGGTGTTCTTTTCCGAGCCAGTGGCACATGTAACGGTGATTTACCTGGGAAGAAGACTCAGACATTGGTTGAGCGAGCCAAGTCCTTCCAGAGAGGGTTGCTTATGGGTTCTTATCCATACTGCGACTTCGATCTACTTCGCAACATGAAGACTGCGATCGGAGAGGGATTGGTCACTGAGAGCAAAACATTTGAGTGGAAGGTCACCCCTGACTCAAAGAAGTATCCTCTCTTCTACGTGCCTTCTGACAACATCAAGAAGCGCTATCGGTTGGAAGATTGGGAATACCTTGAGCTTCTCGAAATGTGCTCGTATGGTGTTGGTTGGTTCTTCAACAACTCTGCTGCTACCAAGGTCCTCAAGAAGGACTACGGACTCTCCACTGTGGAGAGGAGTGCAATGGAGTACGTTGTCG